CTCGATTATGGTTTTACTAATCCATCTGCTCTTTATTGGTCGGCAATCTCACCAACAGGGCAAATAATCCTATATAGAGAGCTATATGTTACACAGCATGACTATGAATCGCTTGCCGATGAGTTTGTACGCATGACTCCTATTGATGAAGTCATAGACAGTTTTGTAGCTGACCCCGCTTGTTGGCAGAAAGGAGGGAACCGTGGGGGACTCTCTGGTGCTGAAATGTTTGAGAGCCGTGTCCGGGAGAAATGGCGCGACCGTATCTCAGGGCAGAGGTCGATAGGACTCACTGCGGGTAACAATGATCGTGTCCAAGGATGGAATATATTCAGGAAGGCACTCAGACCTAAATTAGTTTCGGGTAAAATAGAACCCGACCTCATTATGTTTGATACGTGTCATAATTTAATAAGAACAATACCTCTCATGGTGCATGACGAGAGAGGGAACCCTGAAGATATGGACACCACACTTGAGGATCACAGCGAAGACAGTGTACGGTATCTCGTCATGGAGCGACCAAAACCAAAAATAACAACAAAAGACCAAGAGGACATGTTGTTTGTACAAGCAATGAGATTAAAGAAACAGCGGAGTATTAAGAATCAACCACTAAAATTTAAGATATGAAATTACCCAAACTCTTATACACACACAAATATAAATGTGTGCATTTAGTACGGAACATAAGAGGTTTTTACTTGGAGCCACCACAGACACTAGGGTATATAAACAACCCTATACGTTTATGCAAAAATTTTTGGAGAACATGTGTAAATGATTTTAAAGAAGAAAGGGTGAAAAAAAACGGATTTAGGACAAAAGAAGAAGTTAGAAAGAGATTTAAGGCAGGATTATTAAGTGATACAGAGATTAAAAAGTTAGGTTACAATAAATATTTATGATAAAACCAAGCAAAGAAAAGTTAGTATTTGAACCAATAGAGATGCCTAAGGAGAAGACCACAGGCGGTATCATCATTCAAGATGAATACCACGGGAGAGACGGAAACAATGTAAACCCTAAGCTCGGTAAGCTCGTAGCATTTGGCTCGGGAGTTCATGGATACATTATTGGTAAGCGATATTACTACAATCCATACGATATGTTTGTGATACGGCATATAGACGAAAAGGATAAGGAATACGAAATAGTCGCACTCGCAGGTATGCTTTGTGGAATAGATGAATAATATGAGAAAAATCAAACTATGGATAATCGGTACGATAACGCGCTACATGTATGATGCACTTATACGAGTAGATGACCCGTACATGACAAAGGAGACAGAAGACAAACTCTTGATGGATTTGTACGATAATCCTGCTATCAACAAGTATTTCAAACAACGCATTGATTATCTTATACAAGAACAGGTGGGGAGTACGAACGTACCGTCCGACTTCAATTATCATGTGCTTTTGGGTAGGAGGCTGGAGCTGATGGAGATATTAACAAAGGGCAAGAAAGCTAAGATACGGGCTGATAAGGGCAGAGATAACTAGTTATCCACACGTATATTTGTTATCCCCTTGCACAATAGTATATAATTTGCATATGTATTCTGGAAACGACACATTCCTAAAACGGTGATTTATAGTTAAAACATTTCTATGGACGAAAAAAATGAATTACCTGACGAGCAGGAAAGTGAACTTGAAACTCAGCCTACAGAGGAAAAGACTCTCGATGGCGAGGACGGTGACTATTTAGATAAGATTACTGATACTGAAGAACTCCGAAAGGAAGCCAAGAAGCTCAGAAGCCAGAAGGCACGGGCTAAGATTAAAGAGGAAACTCCGAAACCAGAGGCACCTAAGGAGGAACCGAAAGGGGAATTTATTACTCGGAAAGAGTTTGTGAAGTTAAATCAGAAACAAGCTATCGACAGAGTGACAAATGCTAAAGACTCAGACTCAGATACTCTTAAAGCTCTGAAACAAGATATTGCCGATAACTGGGACGAAGTTAAGGGAAACTATGTCGCACGCAGAGGTGAGGACTCAGTAGAGGATATCTACGAAGACCTTGTTGACGCATACAACGTATTCCGAGGACGGACTCCAAAAGAAGACGGCAGTAACCCAGCACTGGAACTACAGAAAGAATCTCGTGCAAAAGGTACAGGAGGTGATAAACCTACGGAGAAGAGAGATATAAAAATCCTCAGAACAGCCAAGGGTCCCGAAGACTGGTACGGAGCGAAAAAATAGATAGTTACCGTTAGTTTGATTATTCAAATTAACTTTAAACTATCATGGCATTTCGCCCATTAAATTTTGAAGACGGGCATACAATACTTGTGCCAGCCGCAACAACAGTTACAATCACAAAAGGTAACGCGTTGGTATATTCATCTGGCTACGTTACAAACGCAGCGAGCAGCACTGCTACAGATATTAAACTTGTAGCAGCCGAAACAGTTGTGACCACCGCAAATGGACAGCTTGTGAGAGCATATCCTACAGAGGGAGTTCTCTTCGAAGCAGACACAGACGCAGCATGGTCAGTAGTTGATCAGGGAACATATGGAGACCTTGCAGCAGCAGGAACAGTGAACCCAGATGCCTCGACAAACGACTTGTTCTTCATCATAAAAGGTGTAGGAACAGCAGAAACAGATACAAAGGTCGTAGGATTCTTTGTATCAGGAACACCAAACTCATAATAGTGTTTGGTTATTATTCATTTAACACAAAACTAACGTGGCATTAACAACAGCAGACTATCAGGCACTGACTGACGACCTACAAGAAGTTTTCAATGAGGCGAGCATGACAAATGTTGCATCATGGAAAGGAAAGGACGTATTCCAAGTCAAAGACACTGATAGAAAAACATACGACTACTTGGGACTACATGGCGTAGGTGGATTCGCACGTGTTGCAGAAGGAGGACAACTACCAGTTGTTTCTTCATCACAAGGCGACACAGCGACTTTCACACAGAAGCGACACGGCTCACGAGTGTCTATTACAAAAGACATGAGAATGTTTGACCTTCACGACCAAATGACAGAAATTGTACGGTCAGAAGTAGATTACGCATTCAGTCAAATCGACCAGTCAATGGCAGATGTGGTCCTTAACGGGTTCACAGGAACTACATATGAAGACGTTTACGGCGAGACAGTTACAAACCTATCACCGGACGGAGTTGTACTTTTCAGTGCATCACACTCAAACAACATCAACGCCGATATGTTTAGGAACTTGATTCGAAACTCAGCAGGCACAGCTAACCCAGGACTCTCACGAGACGCTATCGTGACAGCACGAAAGGATGCAAAGACTTACAAGGATCCAAACGGAACTGTACGTCCATGTGACCTCAATACGCTTATCGTTACACCTACAAACGAAGACTTGGCAGAACGCCTACTCTTCTCAAGTGGTGTACAAGGAACTCCAAACGTGGATATCAACCCATTGAAAGGTAAGGTATCAAAATTGATGGTATGGGAGCGACTTGAAGTAAGCGGACAAGGTACGGACACAAGTAAGTACTGGTTCATGGCAGACTCAGCAAAGGTAGGAAAGAGCCTTCAAGGTATCTTTGCTCAAAAGCCTATGATGCATGACGCAACAAATGTGCATGACTCATTGAACTGGGAGTACCCAGTTGATGCATATTACACACTTGGAATTGGTTTCCCCCGATTTATTTTTGGAGCTACTGGGGTCAACTAAAGGTAGTGTGTGATTATCAGCTAACAGCTAAAATCTATGTCTATTGATCTTACAAAACTAGCGTCACAAGGGAGAGCCTTTAGTGGTGCTCGTCCATGGTCAGAAGAAGAGCAGGAAGCACTCAAAGTGTTGGTAGAGGGAGGAATCTCTCGTCCATTCGCAGCGGATTATATCCGTAACGGCATTACGACAGTTGAGGATGTTGAGAAAGCCGAAAAGAAAGGCATCGCAATAAAATCAGTTGAAGTGATGACAGAAGAAGCGGTGGAAAAAACACAGAAGGAGAACGCAGATACTCTTGACGGCAAGAAAAGCTCAAAGAAATAAACTATGAAATATCTCATCACAGGAATTGTATCTGTTGTGGTAAGCGTAGGACTCTTCTTGAGTTTTATGCCACAAGCGACAACGAGTACCCTCGGCGCAGTAACAGAACGTACAACGATTTCGAATCCTTGGACATTCGCAAGTAACGTAACATTATCGACGAGCAACACTGCAACATCTACATTACAAGTAGGATGTATTCAGACAACGGCGACATCAACAGCAACTCCTGTTTCCATAACATTTGCTACAGCACAAATTGCAACTACCACTTCAAGTGGTACAGCAGCGAATGGTTTGGTCGCGTGGAGATACGGTTCTTGTCCGATATAACGACTGATCTTACTCAGACCCCTCGGGGGTTTGGGATAAGTTCGGTTAGATTACAAAAATAACTTATAAAACATGGCAGGAATAAATGGATCATACGAAGCAGGAACGTACCGGACAGTGGTTGCACTCAACGCAGTTACCGCCACAGCAACGTCAGAGGACATTGTTATTGCAGGAGCAAAGAAAGTGACCCTGTACATGACACGAGCAGCCCATTCATCAGGTTCAAGTGCATTTAGTGTAGATGTATCAGCAAACGGAACAACCTACATTGATTACAATAAACTGATTACAAATGTAACTAACACAAACGCGCAAGACGTAGTACGCGCGGCATCTGTGTTACTAGAAGCGAACGGATCAGAGATTGCCTCAATCGACCTTGTAAATGACGCAGTGTACTCAATAAAAGTCACAGTCACAGAGACAACGGATGGAACGCACTCATGTAGCCTCGTAATTGAATATTAAAAATGACACCAACAATCAGACACAGGCATAATACGGTTATCCTAGACAATGCTTCTCTGGTTACGAATGCGGTACAAAAGACATTCCTTACTGCAGATGTAGCCGCCGCAGGGGGGACTATCACAGTCAAGAACATATCTGGTTTTGCTATAAACCAATGCCTTTTGATTGGAGAGCTGGGCAACGAGAAGTCAGAAGTGATACTCACACATGCCTCAAGTGCGCCATCAGGCACAACAGTGACATTCGCAAGTAACACAGTGAAAGCGCACACAGCAGGTACGGTAATATATGTTATTCAGTACAACCAAGTGGAGATATCACATGCTACGACACTCGCTGGCTCTAAATCGGTATTGAGTATCACGGGGATACAAGCAGATACCATTCTACAGGTATACGAAGATGTATCTCAGACATCTGGTTATTATTTTGCACGGTATAAGGATACAGTTGATACTGCTTTTTCAGGATATTCAGACGGTGTGGTGTACAACGGTTATGCGTCAAACACAGTCGGATACATGATAGACAAGGCACTTCATCGCGTGGGCAAGACTCTCAGTAGTACGCTCACAAAAGACTTTTGTTACTCAGAACTAAACGAGGGTATTCGCTTTGCGCAAGGGAAGCAAAAGCATTGGCCTGAACACTATGTATATAACTACATCGGAGGACAAGCACAGAGAGGAATAAATGTACTCACTCTCCCTACAGATATCTACGATACGAGCTCAGGGCGATCTGTGATAGCTGTTCGAATAGGCGACGGGCGTAAACTACGGTATGTAGACCCTATTGAATACGAAGAGAGGATACGAGATGTGAAAAACACGCAGGTACTCGGGCAAGCGGTAGCAACCGACACCTCTCTCTCAGTGGATAACTCATATGACTTTAAAGACACAGGAAATGCGAACTTTTATATCGCAGGCACAAAGTATTCATTTACCTACACAGGTATAACGAGAGACGATCTCACGGGAGCAACGGGTGCATTTACTGGCATCCCTGCATCAGGCGACGGGGCAATCACAGTTACTATCCCCGTAGATACATATATCTGGCAAGACGAACAGGAAGGATACCCAGAGGTATACACGGTACGAAACGGTAACATTGATTTTTATTCCCTCGTAGACTCCACATATGACAATGCGAATATCTATCTTGACTACGCCATGGTCGTAACAGAGGTGGACTCAGATAACGATGTTGTTGATTTCGGACGGTATGACATGCTCCTCGACTACATCACATGGAAGATACGAGTGCAAGCAAAGAATGACGGCATATTGGATATGAACGACGGGTATTACCTCGCGTTTAAGGAGAAACTCAATAACGCTATCCGTACATCAGAGACAGGGATTGTTCATAAGATGAAACCGAAGATCAATAGTATGGGCAAGCAACCTTTCCGTGGGTCGGGGAGAGGGCTCTATAGCACAGACTTATAATGGAAGATTTGGGTCCACAATTTTATAGGGACTTCTCTTCAGGTCAAATCAATAACCTGAATATCACACTCAAACCAAAGAACTCGGTTGAGCTTATGTTCAATATGGACGCGGATTACGAGATAGGAAGTGCAACATCAAGACTCGGGACGGTACAGGTCGGGGCACAATTGGTAGCAAGTAAGAGTATCCTCGGGCTACACCAGCATGTAAACCCAACAACACCCGCAAGTAACCTGCTCTTTGCAGCACTGAATGTGGCAGGCGACACTACGGCAACAATAAAGAACGTAGCAAACGGTTCAGACGTAGTAACAGGGCTCACAGCGAGCACAAAGGTACGTTTCCTCACATATAACGGCTCAACACTCGCTATCAATGGCGTAGACGGTGAAAGAGCATGGAATGAGAGTGCGTGGATAACTACAGCAGGGGTATTTGACCTCGGAGACTACCCTGGAAGCAACACATGTAGCGTTGTAGAGGAATACCTAGACCGTATTTGGACAGCAGGAGACACCAGTAAACCACATAGGGTGCATTATTCTACTATTTTTGATGGGTCAGTCATCACATGGGACGGGAGCTATGTGGATATAGAACCAGAAGACGGAGGAGGTAAGATAACGGCACTGACAAAGGTACCTGGCTATCTCCTCGTGTTTAAGGAACGAAGTATGAAGCGATTGAGTACCGAGAATGCCAACCCAGAGAGCCTTGTGGATATTGGTACACCAAGCCAGGA